GTCTTATTTTGACATAGTCAGAAAAGGACAACCGGATGAGTACAGAACCACCTTTGCCAAAGGGTGCTCAGTTGAAAGTGTTCTGAAAGACTGGAGTTCTACACTTGAGTCGATCACTGACAAGTGGCCAACTCTTGTGGACTTCGAAAACGACTTAAAGGCTAAGGTCGGACCTATGTCTATTATGAAGCCATTGTCTGAAAGGCTAGATGACATAGATCATTACTATGATGATATTCTCCTATCATCAACGCCTGTATCTGACAGCGCCGTGAAGGCGGTATTGAGTGAGTATTCACCAATACGAGGTTTGCGAGTTAGAGGTCAACAACGTACCGTTGATCTAATGAAGAAGTCAACTAACTCCGGATCCCCATACTTCACCAAACGTCGATCTGTAGTTTCTAAAACATTACCATGTAGTGTTGAAGATCCAGATCATAATGCTGTGCAATTCCTTGAGCACACTAAATGGAATGCTTGCGCAGTGTTAGGTTGGAGGGGACAAGAAGGCGGACCTACAGATGATTTAGTTAAACAGCGAGTGGTGTGGATGTTCCCATTCGCAGTTAACATCTGTGAACTACAAGTATACCAACCACTGATTGAAAGTTGTCAGAGATTCAATCTTGTGCCTGCTTGGGTTAGCATGGAACAAGTCGACCAACGTATCACACGTATGTTTGATACGAAGGGTGTAGACGACGTGGTTATTTGTACGGACTTCTCTAAGTTTGACCAACACTTTAATCAAGACATGCAGATTGCAGCTTATAAAATATTGGCTGGCATTCTCACCAATGGTGAATCTGAGAAAGAGTGGTTGGATAATGTTTTCCCCATTAAGTACGATATACCTCTAGCGTATGATTTTGGTAAAATCCGTTTTGGTATGCACGGTATGGGAAGTGGTTCTGGTGGAACCAATGCCGATGAGACTTTAGTCCATCGTGCGCTGCAGTATGAAGCGGCACTCTCACAATCCACCAAACTTAACCCGAATTCACAGTGCCTGGGAGATGATGGAGTTCTCACCTATCCAGGGATCACCGTGGAGGATGTAGTGCGATCATATTCTGCACATGGTCAAGAAATGAACGAGAGTAAGCAGTATGTGAGCAAACAAGATTGCGTATACTTACGGCGCTGGCACCATGTTAATTACAGAGTCGACGATGTATGCGTAGGGGTCTATTCAACCTACAGAGCTCTTGGTAGGCTGATGGAACAAGAAAGGTACTATGACCCAGATGTGTGGTCAGCGAAGATGGTAGCTTTGCGACAGCTTTCCATCATAGAGAATGTGAAGTATCATCCTCTGCGTGCCGAGTTCGCAGAATTTTGCATGAAAAGGGATAAGTATCGCCTCGGAATCGATATCCCAGGTTTTCTCGACGATATTGACAAAATCGCTAAGGAAGCTATCGATCTCATGCCTGACTTCCTAGGTTATACGAAGAGTATGACGAAGGATCAGACTGGACTATCTAGTTGGTGGATAGTTAACTTTCTAAAGTCAAAGAGATAAAATCGAGATGGTGCTACAAACCATTGGCCTTTCGG